AAATCACAACCTGGCGCGAGGCAGCGCGCACGGCGAACTCGATGGCGCGCTCGCCGACATTCCTCTCCATATGCTCCAGGACGTCTAGCATCAGCACGGCCTCAAAAGCCCCGCGGTCGATCCGCCAGAACGCCTCGATGGCCGTCATGTACATGACCTCGTGCCCGTTCTCGCGGAGCACCCGGCAGTACGGCCCGAAGGGCTCGACGCAGACGTGCCGCGCTGCCCCCTCGTACCAGGCGCAGGGCCTGATCCCTGAGCCGACGTCGAGCACCGAGGAGCAGGGGAGCAACCCCCTGGGCTTCGCCAGCGTATGACGCAGGATCACGTGCGCCAGTGCAGTGCCACCCATCCGTTCACCTCGTGAGGCTTCGGCGTCCCATGAAAGCAGCAGACGGCGAAGTCCCGCGGTCCGTCCTCGAGCCTGTCCACCTTGTACGATCCGATCTTCCCTGGGGCCACGTCCTGCCAGACGTCCGGCTGAACGACCATCCGCTCGGCGATCCAGTCTTGGTCGCCGTGAAGCCGGTTCATAATCCCGCGAGGGGAGCGATGAAACTCCGACCAGATCGCCCGGCCGAACTCCGGGCCGATAGACATGATGGCGGATCCGTACGCCGAGGGAGGCAGGAAGCTCCGCAGCATGGCGAAATCACCACCGTAGTCGAAAAGAAAGTCGATGTTGCCTGATATGACCGTGTCCAGGTCCAGATAGACGACGCGGCGCCCCTCGAGCGCAGGGTGAGGCCTGAAGAGCACGAGCTTCGACCACCACCCAGGAAGGTCGGTGGCGACGTCGGTGTACCTGACGTCAACGCCCCTCGGATCATCGGTCAAGCAGACAAATTGGTATGGCCTCTTCGCGTTCCTAGCCACCATCGCCGCCAGCCGGTTCACGTACTCCGGCCCGTACAGGCCGCCGACCTTGACGCAGACCGCTACCGTCTCGCCAGGCATCCGATCATCTCCTCGAGCGGGACGTATGGGAAGCACGTCAGGCGCGACCCCGGCGTGCAGTTCGTGATCCGGATGCGCTCAGGCAGCGCCTTCGCGGCCACCGCGAAGTTCTCCGCGAATCGCTCGAAGTTCACGTCGTTGGACAGCGGGGCCGGATGATCCCCGAAGAAGTGGCGTCCGCGCTGGCTGTGCATGTCAAATCCCACTAGGATGATCCGGGTCGCCCCCATCACGATGGCCAGGTTGATCCCCTGGAAGCCGCTGTTGGACCCATAGTGAACGACCGACGGGTCCAGTGAGAACTCGTTCGACCCGCCGCCGCGGACGAGATTTATCCCGTACCTCTCGGCCACAGCCTTCTTCTCGTTCGCCCCCGGCTCGTGAGTGCTCCACTTCTCGCCGGCGAACCCAGGGCACCCCTCGTGGATCTCCCACCAGGCCGCATCGCAGGCGTATAGCACATGGGCGAACGGCATGAGCCTGTAGGCGTCGTTGACCGCCACGATGTTCTGCCCCCGGCACGCCGCTGCGACCTCGTGAGTCAGGGACGGGCCGGTTGCGGCGACAACGCACTCAGCCCACCTGGGACTTATTCTCCGGGGCGCGCCATAGTGATTTATTGTTTCCTGGTCCACGCTTCCTGTTCCCCCCGCCCTTCTTCAGTGCGGCCTTGGGGACCGATCCGGTCGTCAGGCCCGACGCCGAAACGATCTCAGCCGCGCCTTCGGACAGGGCCCGCTCCGCGAGCTGCTCCGAAATGTCGACTGGAACCAGATAGGTCCCTGGATGGAGCATCGCGCCGCCCATCGGCTGCGCGCCCCCATACCCCCATGGCTCGTGAAAGATGATCCGGTACATGATTCCCTGAGGGCCGGCGGGCCTGAAAGCCCGCCGGCAGCCTCAGCCTCTTTCCAATTACGTGGTGCGGATAAACTTGATGGCGTCGTTGTTGAGGACGATCCCGCCCTCACGCCGCCGCACGTAGAACCGCACGTGACCGATGTTGGTCACGCTGTCCCTGGTGATCCTCAGGCCGACGCGGTCCGCGAGTACGTACCCGCGCCGGAAGTTGCCGAACGCCACCGGGAAGGTGTTCGCCCCGATGTCGTCCATCTGCTCCCAGCTCGCCGTCGGGTAGCCGAGCAGCATGTTCGGCTGCCCGGGCACGAGCCCTGGCGCCCAAAGATAGTCTCCCTGGGTGTTCTTCAGCTTACGGATCGCGCCGGCCGTGTTCGAATTGAAGACGTAGAAGGCTCCGGCCCGGTAGCGCGAGTTCAGCTTGTATTGCACGTCGATGAGCGAGTCGGCCGTCACCGCGTCCGGAGAGGCAGACGACGCGATGTATTGGTACACGGCCGCGGCCCGCAACGGCGACCCGAAATCGTCCACCGTCGTCGGCGTGGTGTTGATCATCCCGGTGGGCTTGGTCGTTCCGTTCCCGCGGATAACCGCGTCGCCCTCCTGGATGGCGAACTCCTCCCCGACGTTCTCGGCCAGCCATGCCTCGACGTTGAAGAAGATATCGTCGAGCGACCACTCGCTGACCTGCGGATAGGCGTAGAGCTCACCATGGGTCGGGGTGATCTCTCGGAGGGCCGGCGTCGCGGTCGCACTGCGGGTTCCGGTCTCGCCGACCCACCCGGATGTCGCGCCGCGGATATTCACCAGCTCCTTGTAGTCGCTCGTGCCAACCGTGACCACCTTGACCAGGTCGCGAACCGGGGAGAACTTCTTCTCTTGGAGCTCGATCTCCCTGGCGATTTCCTCGGGTACGGCGAAGCCGCCTGCGGATCCGGTCCCGATCGTGATGTCCTTGGCCTCAAGCATCCGCCGCTGGATGTCGTACATCTGCTGCTCATGCATCGGCGACTGGCCCTTGTTCCGCATCCAGTCGACGAACACCGCCTTGTATTCGCCCTGCCGCTTGGCCGACGCGGTCTTCCCGGGCGAACTGGCCCGAGATTCCAGCTCTTCGACCCGCTCGCGGATGATCTGTTGCTCCGTCTCGAGCGCCTTCTTTATCTGGCCGTATGTGGTGACGTCCTTCTCGATCTTCTCCAGCTTCGCGTCCAGTTCCCTTGCCCTGACGATGTCGCCGTTCTTCAGGGCCTCCAGGCGCTCGTCGTTCGTTTGCTTGAACGATTCGAACGCGGTCGCCTGGCTGTCAATCGCCTCCTTGATAGCTTGAAAGGATGGCGCTTCTCTCACGGCCTTAATCCCTCCTCAGGGCTTCGCGGACGAACCGCGCCGTGCCCTGCTCGATCAGTTTTACAAGCTCAGCCACATCGTCCGGCACCGCCTCGTCTCGAGGCATGCTGATCGGTGCCCCAGCGTCACGCTGGAGCCAGCGCTTGAAGGCAGAGACCGCCCATATACGGTCCCTCTGCGACAGTCCTCCCTCGCGGAGGATGCCTTCTAGGTCGCGCAGTTGCTCCACCGTCAAGCTCTTGACGGCTGTCACTCTGGCTTTGGGATTCGCGGGAAAGGTCACGATGGAGACTTCCCAGAGGTCCAGCTCCGTCAAGACCCGATCCGGTTCGGTGGGCTTGGTGCCCTGGATGAACTGCTTCGTCTTGAAGCCGATCGACAGACCATCGAGCACCCCGGATTTCAGGCCCTCGTAGATGTACTGGCCTTTCTCGGTACTGAGGGCGAAGAGCTGGCCGGCGACCTTGAGCCCGCGGCGGTTTTCCTGCATCTCCGTCCATTGGCCGATGGGCAGCATGTCTTCACTGCCTCCGCCGAAGAATCCTCCGCCGTGCTGTAACAGCATCGGGGGCCACTTCCCGCGATCCTCTTTCCACTCCTTCAGGGTGTTGGTGAACGCCCCTTCTTGAATCACATCGCCGAGCGCATCCTGATTGCCGAAGATCGCGCCGTAGCCCGAGAATGTACCGGGCTGATCGTCGAGTTTGGTTTCCAGCAACCGCACATTGCGATATTCCATCGACACGGCTCAGTCCTCCACGGGCGCCGGCGCCGGCACGGGTCGCCCGTTGTCCGACTCCTTGGCCGGCAGAGACTCGGCGCCCTGCCCCGACGGGCCCTGGTCCCAATACTGGTCGCCGCCCGGATCCGTCCGAGGGTTCATGCCCTCGCGCTCGCGCCATTGGTTCGGATTGATGATGCCGTTTTCCCGTTGAATCTTCAGTCCCTCCTGGCGGGTCTTAAAGTCGGCCCGCAGGGTGGCATCGAGGTTGAATCGGATGATGATGCCCCCTGCGCGGTCCTCGTCGGTGAGCAGGTCGCGTTCCATGGCGGACTCGAAGATCCGCCCATAGGGCAGGACGCAGTTGACGTCGAAGTCGAGGCTCTGCTGTTCGACGTTGTTGAAGGTCGCCCGCTCGAGGTCTCCCACGTGGTGGGCCGGCACGCCGAGGCCTCCGGCGATCACGGTGCGCTGGTATTTCCGTGTCTGGAGGAATTGCGCCTTGTCGTTGTCTACAGGGACCGGATCCCCAGCAGTGATGCCGCGGGGCAGCAGCATGGCCCGGAAGCGTCCCTTGCCGCGGTAGGCGGCCTGGAATTCGTCGATAAAGCGCTGACGGTCCTCGTCGGTCTTGTGGCCTTGCGAGCCCTGCATGTAGGTAAACATGATCAGGGGCATAGCCCCGTTGCCGAAGAAGGAGGCCCCGAACTTCTCGGCTGCGATCTCCAGCGCGATCGATTCCCGCATGTTCATAATCGGGGAATCACCCATATAGCCGCTGCGACCAACACCACGCGCGTGGTGGATCTCCCTTGACGTGTAGGTCTGCTGCGCCCGGTTCTGGGTGGTCACCCGGTAGCTGATGCGCAGGTCGTCTTCCTGCGTGACCGTGACGGCAGAAGGGGGGATCGATTCCAGGCGCCGGATCGGCCCCGTGACGCCGCGGGCCTTGAAGGCGAAGTGGTTGCCGTAGCGGATCAACCAGGACGTCGCGTCTAGCCAATAGGTCACCCGGTCTTGATAGTCGCTCGGCCGTTCCAGGAGCCGTGCTACCGGGTGGTTCGTGAGGAGCTCCTTGGTCTCTCGGTTGTTGCTCCTGGCCTTCCGGTAGACGTGGACGGGCATGCTCGAAATGCGGTTGGAAATGGTCCGTATGACGGCGACGACCGTCGGCGAGTCGAGGGCGGTCTCGGGCGTGACCTGGATGCCGGACATGGTATCGTAGACGGCCTCCAGACGCTTGATGAGCTGGTCGAGGGTCAGCGTCTGCTGTTTCGCCTCCATCTCGAGCGCACCCCGCGCCAAGCTGATATCGAACCCGAAGAGCCTCATCGCATCACCACCAGATCGTCCGTCACGTAGCCGCGCCCGGCGTCTGGCGCCAGCGACGCCACGGACGTCGCCATGGCCAAGGCGACCATGCCGTCGATCCGTCCGTGGCTCCGTTTCTTGTCCAGCTTGCGGTTGCCCGCCTCGTCCGTCTTGACGACGGAATTCGCGGCACACATGGTCAGGACGGGGTGGTTGCCGTGCCGTAGCTTCGCGTTGAGGAGGATCGTCTCGACCTCGGTCAGGGCCGGCGACATGTCCTTGAACCCCTGGCCGAACTCCACAAACAGCTCGGTGATCTGATCCTCCGACAGCCCGGCCTTGACCAGCCAGGGGCGGAAGTGTTTCATGTTCCATCGGTCGAAGCCGATCTTCCGCAGACCGGGAACGGCCGAGACGAAGTCCGCGATGAACTGCGCGACGTACTGATATTCCACCGACTGCCCCGGGGTCGTTTTGAGGAAGCCCTGCCGCTGCCAGAGCTCATAGGGCGCCTTGGAAAGGCGTGCGCGATCCGCCAGGCCCTCGGCCGGCAGCCAGAACGTCGGCTGGGCGTGCAGTTCCCCCTCGATGGGCGCCACCGCCACGAAAGCGGTCAGGTCCGTCGTCAAGGACAGGTCGAGCCCAGCGTAGACCGGATCCAGCCCGCGGAAGTCTGGGACGGCCGGCCGCCCATTGCGCTCCCACACAGTCTTCGACACGAATGGGGTAGAGGCGTCCACGCGCTGGTTGAGGGTGAAGTTGCGATAGAGCCCCTCCTGGGAGGGCATGCTCTTGGCCCGGCGTGCCTGCTCGAAGACCTCATCGGCATTGAGAAAATCGCCGAACGCGGGATTGGCCTGCCGGATCGCCTCCTCCGAAAACGGGTCGAGGTCCTCGTCGGCGGCGTAGAGGCTGAGGACCGTGCGAGGGTTGTTGCCTGTATTGGCCTCGTCGATCAGGATGGAGAGCAGGTCCCCGTCGTTGGCGGCCTGGGTCGAAATGACGATCGACAGCGGGTTGCGGTGGGCCCCCATCGCATTCTCGACCGCGTTGAAGAGCTTTGAGACAGGACCGCGGACCTGGCCGAGCTCGTCGTGGACGGCGAAGATCGGCGACATCCCGTGAGCCGTCGAATCCTCGGCCGAAAGCGCCTTGTATTCCGTGCCGAGCTCGGGGCAGACCAGCTGCTTGATGGTGTCGCGGACAATGATGCACGGCTGCAGGGTGGGTGACATGCGGACCATCTTCGCGGCAAGGGCGAAGAGGATGGCCGCCTGGTCTTTGGAGAGCGCCGTGCTCGGGATCTGCGTGTTGGGCATCGCCTCCGGGCCCGCGAGGTGGAGCAGCACCAGGCACGCCGCCAGGGTGCTCTTCGCGTTCTTCTTGGCGAAGGAGATGATCGCCATCCGCGTCCCGTGCGGGTTGTCGTAGATCTTCCGAATCTCGGCCTTCTGGAAGTCCCGCAGACTCATCGGATGCCCCACATAGATCCCCTCCGGAACCCAGCAGTGCTTCTCGATCCAGGCGATATTCCGCTCGGCCCGGGTTCTATTTTTCTTCCCACGGCCGTTGCGGGATGAAGCTCCCCGTTTGCTTTTTCTTGTCATAGCGGCTCTGCGGCGTCAGGCGCAGCTTCGTCGCCAGGGAAGTCGCCGCCCGCTCCTGGCTATGCTGAAGCCGGAGCAGGCGCTCATATTGATCCACCGCTAGTTTGCGTTTGCTCGTCACCTGGTCGATCATCTTTCCGATGCGCCGCAGCTCCACCACCCGCCGGCAGTACTCAACCAGGAGCGGGTGCGTCTCCCGAGGAAACCAGTCCGAGCGCATCCGATCCACGATCGCCCGCCATTCCTCCGCCTGATCCTTCGTGAGATCCGCAGGCGGCTTCGGCCGCGTCCCGGGTCGCACATCTTCCGGAAAGATGAGACTGAGCGGTGTTGCTGATCTACGACCGCGTTGGCCCATGGCCGAATCGTCCGATTGCATTTTTTGTAAACCCTTGAAAAAGGGACAATTTATGGTAACTTCGG